GCAGATTGTGATGACATGACGCTACAAGGGTGCATAGATCAAGGCGGTACCTGGTACCCCGATCAGCTATGCGCTGATGGTGTTGGCGACCCGTGCGCTGACCCAAGTGGTGATCAAGATTGTTGCGGCCAGTGCGGCTGCTATCGCTGCCATGGTGCTGATTGCACCATGAGCATGACATCATGCAAAACCATCTGCAAGGGCTCGTGCTATCCATTGCTCGCAGGCTCGCCAAGTGCTTGCCCCACTGGGCACGACCATGTGCCGCGTGTGCACTATTCAGAGGCCTATGGACCATGGCTTGATGGCGTATCGGTGTTCCCTCATCAGGTCGGCAACGCAGTGAGCTGGGGTATCGGTTTGGCAGGTCCATCGTGCCCTGCTACTGACTGGATGGCGCATGGTTCAACGGGCTTGTCTTGGGCACTCGCACCATCTGGGCATGGGGTAACCGGCAGCACTCTGCTGTGCCAGTGGGTTGGCTATCACTGTCAAGCTGGATCAACTGGCATCGATGAGCGACGACCTGAGATTGTCAGCATAGACTGGTCCGCATGAGCAAATTGAAACACCTCGCCCCATCGTGCCAACATCACTCTGGCGGCGTATGCCACAAGCTGCAGGTGATGAGTCCACCGGCATCACTGTGCAACCAATGCGAGCACTACAAGGAAGGGCCACCACTGATGAGCAAGCGACCACCGCAAGGTGTGGGCCTTGGCGACTGGGTACATCATGGGATCATGTTCCTATCGCTGGGCCAAGGGCAGAAGATCGCCCGCAAGATATCCAAGGCGGTAGGACGCAAGGGTGGCTGCGGATGCAAGAAACGGCAGGAGAAGCTCAATGAGCTAGGCGAGAAGATTAAAGGCACCACTGTGCCTGATCCGATAGACTGAAATACCTACGGATGGCACAGCATGCCCAACCCCGTAGCCTATGGAGGTGCAGCGTGGCGCAGATCTCGCTGGCAATATTGTTGATCGTGTACGCGATCATGGCCTTTGGCGTCCTACTCATCCCACAAACCACCTTGCCCACGGGCAAGCAACCGCCTGCGCCCCGCAGGGGAGGGGACTTCGAGGGAAGGGTCCCTCCCCTGCACCAGCGGGGAGGTGAGGCATGAGCGATATGCCAGAGCCCACCCCTATGCCCGCCTGCATAGCAACCAAGCTGGCAGCAGCTTCGACTGATGCACAAGCGGTAGCCAAGGGCAGCCGCAACGACTTTGCTCACTATGACTATGCCTCAGCTGAGGAGATCATCACGCACTGTCGGCCACTGTTCACCCTGCACGGGCTGGGCGTGGCCCGTATCTGCTGGAGCCCACTGCGGTGGCTCTGCACCAATGATGGCGAAGCATCGCATCGCGTGCAGTCATGGATGCAGCTGACTGACCTTGAGTCAGGCAGCACATGGCTGGGCGGCATCGATTGGCCTGTAGTCACCAGCAAGGGCAGACCCCTTGACAAGGCAGAAGCCTCAGCCCTCACTGATTCGCTGAAGTACTGGCTACTTGGCATTCTCATGCTGCCACGTGGCGATATCGAAATGGATCAGCGTGAGGACGGGCTGAGCAGTGTCCTACCAACCAAGAAAACAACCAACAAGGGAGCAGCGCGCAGTGGAAAACCTACCCTGTAGTGTAGACATCAATGACAAGGGATACTTCACCGTTGAAGGCACAGGCAGAGAGGACCGACCCGGCTGGATCTGGGTCAATGCCGACAAGCTGCCAGAGGATGCACCCAGTGACCTCAAGATCTGGATTGATCTGCCCGGCTACGGCAAAGTGATCGCTTTCCTCTCATGGAATGAGGACTTCGGCAAGTGGTCCGGTGGGCTCAAGCAGTCCACGCCAAGGCGGCCCGGCTCTCAAGCACCACCCAAGGGCGTATTCGTCAAGGGCGTGCCCGGTGCACCGATCAGGGAAATCAAGCCAGACGATATTCCATTCTGATGGTGCCAACACTACCGCCGAGCATCCCTATCCAATGGGTAGCCTCATCTGGCTATCAAGGGCATGACCTCGAAGATCAGATCGCAGAGAATTGGGAACGTGCCGATCGTGCATGCGGTGCCATACGTGCCAAGGTGCTGCATGATGCGTGGCTCAAGAGCTTCAGCCCCGGCCAGATTGCCAAGATGCTCAACCTTTCTACCTCATACGTAGGCAGGCTGATCGCATACGGCTGCGTGGTGGACATCATGCTGACACGGGCTGAGCCTTGGGACACCTTGCCCACTGAGAGGGGCATGAGAGGGTATATCTCTGAGGCCCGCGAGAACGTCTGCATAGGGCTCGACCTCACCAAGGTGATACATGACCGGCAGATGATGGCCGAAGTGGCTAGGGAGGCTCTACAAGCCTCTGAGGATGCTGCTACTGCTGCCACCCTGCCAGCTACTGGTGAGCTGGTGCACGTACCACGCAAGCATGAGAAGCAACGCAAAGCTGAGAGCCTCAAGGCAGGCAAGCGAGGCACCCAAACACTCATGAGAATGGCGAAGGCTCTGGAGGCAACAATAGCCAAGCATGGGGCACTGGATGACTACCTCAGAGCCAGCGGACCAGAGGAAGCTGAGAAGCTGCGTTGGTACATCAAGAAGATCCATAGAACCACTGGAGAGCTGCTCGATGAGATGGCTGGTGGCACATGAGGGTGCTGGATCTATTCAGTGGCATAGGTGGATTCTCACTAGGCCTAGAGCGTGCTGGTGGATTCGAGACGGTGGCATTCTGTGAGGTAGATGCCAAGGCACGGCTAGTGCTGGCTAAGCATTGGCCCAACGTGCCGATATTTGAGGACATAAGGACGCTTACAGGTGAGCAACTCAGAGAGCAAGGAATCATGCCAGATGTCATCTGTGGGGGATTCCCCTGCCAAGACATCAGCGGTGCAGGCAAGGGTGCCGGGATCATTGGCACCCGATCAGGGCTATGGGCGGAGATGTTTCGACTCATCAGAGATGTACGGCCAGCGTGGGCAATTGTTGAAAATGTATCAGCCCTGCGATCTAAGGGGCTTACCCTGGTCCTACAAAATCTCAGCGAGATCGGGTATATGTGTGAGTGGCATTGCATACCCGTTAGTGCCCTTGGCGCGCCTCACCAGAGGGACCGGATCTGGATCGTGGCCCACGCCATGCAGCAACACAAGACCCAACGAGGGGAATGTGAGATTGCTCAGGGCCAAAGTAGAGGCAGGGGAGCTCAGCAGAGCAGATGCAGCGGCGATGCTCAATGGGAAAGACCCATTCGAGGCACAGGGGGTGATACCTCAGAAGATGTGGCCCACGCCAACTACTCAAGACGCAACAAACTGCGGTGGCCCCTCGCAAATGCTACGCAACTCAGTGCCCTTAAATGCTCTAGTTGGTGGGAAGTTGAACCCGGCATGGGTAGAGTGGCTCATGGGATTCCCCATAGGGTGGACAGACTTAGACAGCTAGGCAATGCCGTAGTGCCTCAAGTAGTCGAGCTGATTGGCAAGGCAATCAATGCTAGCTAGCCCGTGGGCAAGGGCGTTTTTGACCCTCTCAGGCTTGGCTAGCACAGACTCTCTAGAGAACAAGAGAGTAGGCTCATATAATGGAATCGCGGCAGCACCTCAGGAGGTGACCCATGGGGGGTAGATCAAGCAGAGAGAAGGGCAGACGCGGGGAGCTGCTCGCTGCCAAGGCACTATCGGATATAGGCATCGTCTCATCACGGGCTGGCTATGCAGGCTACTCAGTGGAGGATCTACAGCACACACTCAGGGGTGTCCACATTGAGGTTAAGTACATGGCGAGGCCCTCAATCCCGAAGGCGTATAGGCAGGCCATAGGGGATGCGGCCCGTAGTGGGGCCACACCAACATGCCTCACCAAGCAAGTGAGCCAAGCAACCAAGGCAGAGCCATGGCTACTCACCATCGCACTGGCTGACCTATGGGCACTGGTTGATGCATGCAATGAAGCGAGGCCCGTATGAAGTCAGTCAAGCGCATCGATAGGCTCATCAGGCAGATACCAAGACCGCAACGCGTGCAGGCCTTCAACTACCCAAGACGATGGCGCAAGCTGCGGCTACTCGTCCTGGCTAATGAGCCACAATGCAGGATCTGCAAGAGGGCAGCACATGAGGTGCACCACGTGCACTCGATCAGGGATGGTGGTGATCCGTACGATCTAGCCAACCTGATGCCCTTGTGCACCCAGTGCCATGACGACCAGCATGGCGGTAGGAGGCGGCAGGGGTGACCCCCCCTATCGCCATCGCTGAGGCGAATACGCGGGCATCGCGTCGTAAGCCACTTTTTTGGGCGCATATCCTCGATTGTTTGGAGGACTCGACAGCATGAGCAAGCGATCAGCGGAACCTGCCAGCGGATTGCAGATCATGAGCGAATATGTAGCCGCAGTTTTGTCTGGGCAGATTCTCACCAGCAGACTGGTACGGCTGGCCTGCGAGCGGCACCGCTCGGATCTAGACCGCGAGGATGTCGCGTTCGATCCTGCGCAGCTAGAGGACTGGCTGTCATTTGCTCGAGGTATCCGCCACCCTCGAGGTGACGCGGCCGAGCGTGGGGAATACTTCGAGCCATTGCCATGGCAGGTTTTCTGCGTGGGCTCCATGCTGGGCTGGCGTGCAGTTCCAAGCGGTCACCGCCGCTACCGGCTCGGGATCATTGAGGTGGCACGCGGTAATGGCAAGACGGTGCTGATGTCGTCGGTCTGCCTCTGGGCATTCATGAACGGCC